AAGTTCCTATTGTTCCTTTTTTGAATTCTGAACCATAAATAAATACAGTATAAGGACCTGCTGCTGCTAAACCTGCTGCTTCATAGAATGCTACAGTAAATTGTTTATTAGCTAAATCTACATCAGTTACAACACCTTTGTTTTCACCACCACCTGCATTATCTATAACTACAACGGTTTGTCCTTCACGGATAGCAATACCATTTGTTGCGTTATAAGGAGTACCTGCGGTTGTGTCTAATGGATTACCTGCAGCATCTAAAGGTAGTGGATTATCATCTACCTGTAATATTGCAGTTAAATCACCGGGTGCAGCACCTGCACCTTGTAAAGACACATTTGTGTACTTAATGTGTAACCTACCTTGTTCAGCCCATTTAATAAGGTCAGAGTTAGAAGGCATTTCTGCTCCTACTAATCTTAAAAATGCGCTGATAGTTCTATTACCATATCTTTCAAATTCTTTTTCATATGTATCAGGAAGATACTGATTCAAGAAATCAAAGTTGGTAATATAGTTTGTACTTAACGGCACTTGTTGTGCCGATGGAACCAAGTCGAAACCGGCTCCTGTAAACGTTCCTGCCATTTTCTTTAATTTTTAAATTATTACTTTTTTTTACTTTTAATTCTTAAACCTCTGCTACTCGGGGTAGATAGAGATTTTATTTGCATTCCCCCTTTTATTGTTCCGACTTCAGGTGCTTGACGAGTACTCATACTAACATTTTTTATTTTCTTCGTTACATCTTCTGTCGCGTCTGATTTACCTTGTTCATAGAAAAAGGTAGCAAACTTTTCAGGGTTCATTGCAATTGCTAACGCTCTGTGGTATCCAACGGCATCTTTAAGTAAACCTGATTCACTATCCATAAATTGCTTTATAAAAGATGTTGAATCAGATTGAATTTCTTTTAATTTGCTGCCTTCACCGGGAGTATAAGTAAAATTAGTATCTCCAATTTTGAAATCAAAACCTTTGAAATCTGTGAATACTTCGTTGGTTTTATCTACAAACCACGCTCTTTTTCTTTTTAATTCCTGTTCATTGCTTTTAGCATTGGCTACAAAGTCTTTATAACCATCAAATTCTTTTTGCTCTTCTGCACTTAATTGTCCTGTTGACTCAACAGGTTCTTTGTACATTTCTTTTTGAGTTTCAAAGAATTTTTTAGCTTTGACTATAGCTTTTTTCTTTGCCAACTTTTTTTTCTTTATATCTGATTGCTCGTCAATCTCTTCATCATAAATGTATTCATCCATAAGAACTTCTACATCTTCTGAATCTAAAGCATCGCCTGACGCAAGTAAATATTCAGATAAAAGTTGGTCTTCATCCATAGAAGAAAAATCTCGGTTTAGTTTTACGTAATCTTCGATTCCTCTTCCGGTTTTCTTTTTATATTCAAAATATCCTTTAACATCTTCAGGCAACTCTTCATTATCATTTTTTTGGTCAAACAGTTGCTCTACAGATGTAAATTCTTTTTTATATCTGTCTTTAATATATGAAAGAACATCTTCCTCTTTTAACTCAGAGGAGGGAGTTGATTCTTTTGGTGCTTGGTCTTCCGACTGTACACTTTCTTGCTGCGGTGTGGTGGTGGAACTCTCATTGCTTGTTTCCACTCCTGCCACGTTAGCTGCCTCATTTTTAGATTCGGCATCCTTTAATAATTTTTCTTCAATTTCAGCTACAGATTTATTTGTAGAAGAAATTTCTTTTACTTTTATTTCCATTAGATTAGATTTTTTACAAAGTTAATAAATAAATTGTTTCATTTTATTCAGTTATCTTGGAGAGAATTCAGCCAAGTCAAACCCGTCTAAACTATCCTCGTTAGATTCGAATATCTGAGGTGGTAAGTTATTTTTTCTTTGATTGATTAGTTTTGATTGTTGTGTGTTTTGTTGCGATATACGTTTTGCTTTTGCATCTTCTCTTTGTGTTTCTCTTTGTTGTAATGCATTTTCTGACATATCTCTTAGTTGTTGATTGTAGTTAAATTCTTCAGCCATCAATTGAGATTTTAATTTAGCTTCATTGTTCATTTTTTCAATTTCAAAAGCTATCTCTGCTTGTTTGAGTTTTATTTTCCCTTCAGTTTCTGCATTTGTTTTAGATAATGCTAACCTTGCTGCAATCTCTTGACTTTGAAGGTTTTGTCGTGCAACCAACGCTTGTTTTTGAAGATTTTGTTGATTAGTTTGTTCTTGTTTTGCCTTACGTTTTACTTTTAACAATTGATTAGCCATTTTGATATTTTTGATTTCTCGTATATCAATAGCGTCTTCTAAGTTTATATCGTTCTTTGATAAAGCCATTTGAATGTTAGCTTCAAGTTTTGCTTTTTCTTCTTCGTCAGGCGCGACTTCAATAAACACACCAAAGTCATAAATATATAAATCAGAAATATCGTTTAATATCCCCACATTATATTTACCTATTTTATTTGCAAAGTCATCTTTAAAATCAGCATATTCTAATATATCCGCAATTCGATAAGTAAGTGCTTCAGCTAAACTTCTAAACAAATATAAACTGCCTTGTAATATGTGTCGCGTGGCAGTATTTGAATTCAAAGCAGCAAGTTTTTGCAAACCTACTAATGAGTTGGGGTCAGGTGTGCTTCCATCTCTTGCTTCATTTAATCCTGTTACAGTTCTAATCATATTAAGATAATGATTATAATTAGCTATAAGCATTTGAGTTTTACCCATTCCTGAATTTGAATTTAACTGTTGAATTGGAACTTTACCTTGATTAAAGTCTCCATCTTGTGTATAGCTTCTACCAATAACAGAACCTGTTTGAAAATATAATCTTAATGCATCTTCAGGATTATATGCATTACCTGTTCCTAAATCAACTTCATTTAATCCATCAGCATCTATATAAACACCATCAGGAACAGTACGAGCAATTACTTGTTGTAGTTTTAAATGTGTTAGTTGTATCAAGTCTGCGAAAGGTATCATTCTTCTTACCAAAGACTCTACAACTCCTTTATACATACGAGGTGCAACTGCGACATAATTAGGTAATGCATGTTGGTTAGCTGATTTTGGTCTTACCATATTTTTAGCTAATTCCCACTTAAGAATTATATTAGTACCCATAACCATAATTCCTTCATACCAAACATCTATGGTTTTTTCAAACTTTTCAAACCTTCCTTCCTCCATCATTTCTACAGGTGGATTGAATTGGTCATCTTTTTCAATAACTTTACTTCCACCGGTTTCTAATATTTTTTTCTTGTAGACCATTTTTTTTGTTGTTTTATAATTAAAATACAACAACGTAGTGGTGTCTCTGTAAAAAATATCATTTTGATAAAACTGATTTACATTATAATAATCATACCACGTTTGACTATATTTAGATATTTCTTCTAAATCTTCTTTTGTTAAGGAAGGATTAATTTTTAACAATTCAGTTATGGGTAAAGTTTTAACTTCTCCCCAATAAAAGCAATCTTTAAAATGCGGGTCTTCAGTATAGCTATATACAACATTTACAGGGTCTACATATTTAACTTCGACTCCTGCACCCGGTAAGAATTCATGTTTTGCAATTGAAATACCTAAAACAGTTAAATCATAATCTAATCTTTTTCTGATGTCTTGATAATGGTTTTCTTCGAATATTGTGTTAATAGCTTCTTCTTCTGCTATTTCTATTGCAGGTTTGTAATTAAGATTCATATATAGAGTCAGTTCTTCATCATCTTGAGGTAAATCATCAGGGTCCATTACAAAAGTATCAACTCCACCTTTTTGTTTGATTACCTCTAAAATTTCTTTGGCAGCCATTTGTCCTTCTATCATGTCTTGATATTGAGAACGTTTGGCTTGAGACATAGCGTCTTGCGCGTATGCTTTTACTTTGAATAATCTATCTGACATACCGTTGACTACAATGTCAACAAACTTAGGAATAACAGGAACAGGAGTCCAATCTAAATTAAGATAGGATAAATCACCATCAATTGCTAATTCATTCTTATATTTATGGATGGATTGTTCTCCTCTTGCGTATAATCTTAATCTATGAAACTCTCTCCATTGACTATAAAACCTACAACCGTTTCCGTCTTTTCTAAACCATTCATATTGAATAGCTTGTCCAATCATTAATCCGTATTCATCTGTTGCTTTTTCGGCATCAGACGCAAATTGATTAGGGAAACCTGCAGATGAAATATTTATTTTTATGTCTTTCATCTAATTAACTGACTTAATTTGCCATCATTACTATACCTTGCAAAGTTAATCATAATTCTTGACTCTTTTTTTTCAGGCTGATAAAGGTGTTTTTGACATGCCATAATGGCAAGACCTGAACTGATAGACGCATCATAATTAGTTCTGTTGCTAATATCAAATTTTGCCCAATCCTCTAAAGTTCTATTAAAAGGCATATTTCCTATTTCATCCAAGTCATTATTATTAAAACCTACATGAGCAGCAATATAAGATTCTATGGCGGCTGCATGTGCTTGTTTTACATCCTCACTTGAATTAGGTATACCTCCTAACTCTTTTTCTGTTTTTGATAACTTAGTAAAAATTTTATCAGGTCTATTCATACAAAAACCTCTATATCCTCTGTTTTTAAAATGGTATAATAATCTTGGTTTATTGTTTTCTATTAATATAGGCATACCGTAAAAAACACAAGCTTTTAAAACATCTTCAAAAAATATTTCAGCAGTTTGTGGTCTTGCTATATATTCTAAAAAAAATTCATTACTTGGTGCTTCTTCCATGTTAAATTTAGTTAATCCATGCAACGCACCATTGGAACCCTTACCTCCAACTGTTCCACTTATATCATAAGAGTCGCAGCCGAAAGCACCAATATGTTCATTGCCCGGATAATATATTCCATGTTTTTTTACTTTGTTGTTTTGTAAAGCTAAATTAGGAACCCAAGTTATTATGAACCTTCCTCTCGAATCAGGATTAAAAACTACTTGTGTATCTTTAATTCCATTTTTCCATTCAAAACTCCCTTTTGAAACATATTGTTCTGAAATAAAAGAATCGTTGTAATCTATTTGTTGATATATCTTAGTAAGGTTAAATAACGACTGTTTGCTTTCATCTCTAAAAGCGTGTGATTCAGTTCTTGGAAATTGTCTGTAATATTCATTTAATGCGTCAGGGTCATTTTTTAAGGAATCTACCTCGTTTTGCCAATAATTTATAGCGTCTTGATAAATGTAACTACCGTCTATACCTACTATTTCTTCTTGGTACATTTTTAAAACAGGCATTCCATATCTATCTATAAAACCTTCCATATTCCATTCCATAGGAATAAATAAAGAATACAAACCGCTCCTTGTTTGCCCGTTGGCATTCCTTTCTAAAACATTAGAATTGTAAAATAATTTTTTAAAATTTTCTCCACCTTTACCCAAAGCATTAGATGTAGACCCCATCATACACTTACCAATTATTCTACTTCCTAAACGTAAACAAGTTTTAGTTACTCTCCAATTGTTTAGAATATTATTTGGTTTAATCCACTTACCACTTTCATCGTGAACTAATAGTAAAAGTTTTTCACCATCGTATGAGTTATCATCTGTGTTTTTCCAATCAATAGTTGTATCTAATCCTTCTATCAAATCTTCTTCTACATCATACATATTCTTTTTTGTAATCTTAGAGGCAGGGACTCGATAAGCTAACTCAGTCTTAGGTTTATCCATCCCATCCATGATTGGTTTGAAAAAAAAGGGTAGACGATTATTTATAGGAACGACTTTATCAGTAAACATTTTTTTTGCATCTGAACCCGTTTTAGATAATATACCAACGCGAGAATCTTTTGCTAAAGTTGCAGTATTGACACACTCAGATGAAGACATAAAAGAAAACCCTGAACGTCTAATTTTTAAATAAATCATTCCAAAACTTCTTGCATCAGCTTTACATGCTTCCCAAAAAATAAACAATATTCTATTAGCTTCGCGAAAATCAGGATAACCTACATCAATGTTAGTCCATTGTAAATACATGTAGTGACCTCCTGTGATATAAGTAGGATTGCCATTATTATAAAACCATACTCCATACTCCCTTCTATCAAACTCTTCTTCAATATAATCTATCCAACGATTTTTAAAATCTTTTGGCATTTCATTCCACTGAAAAATAGACTGTATTCGCTTTAGAGGTTTTGGTAATTCACTTCTTTCCCAATATTGATTTTCCTTTGTAGAGTGTCTTTGAAGACACTCTTTAGGTTTTTTAGGTAATGCTATTTTTAGACCACTGATTTCTATTACTTTTTCTATCTGCCCTGTTTTAGAAATAATAATAACATCATATTTTTTATTATATCCATACACCCAAGAGCGATGTTTGTTTTTATTAGTAACAACTCCTTTGGGAATATAGTTTTCTAACTCTCTATATAAACTTTTATTTTGACCTTCTTTCTGCAAACCCCTGTTTTGAATCTATTTTAACATTAACTTCTCCACTATCAAGTGCTTCTTTTTCCTCTTCAATTCGTTTTAGTATTTCAAATGCATCAAAGATACAAAGCTTCTTTGTAGCTGCAGCATTTTTTAATCTATCTGCAGCAAGGTCGTCATCAGGGTCCGGTTTGATTATTTTTTCTTTTGCAACTTTTATAAGTTGTTCAACTGCTTGATGTCCTGCATCAATAATTTTTAATTTAATTTCTTTATTGTTTTTTATCATAAATGTAGAGTTATCGAGTGGTCAAACACTCGGTAAATAGTTTCATTGTCTAAATAAAATTTATATTCTTGAAAAGGTTTATAAGAAACTGTATCTCCTTTTTTTATTCCATATGATTTTATTTTATCATTTAAAATAACTATCTCTCCCATCAAAGGTTCTTTAGTCAAGGGTTTATATATATAGCTTTCAGTTGGCGGTATCCCTTTTATAAAACAATATCTGTCATATCCATGCCACTCTTCATTTTGCTTGTAAGCAAAGAACTGTTCCGGGTCTAATAGAAATATATTGTCTTTTAAAAAACTTTTGCCGCTTTTTCTTCTTCCCTTCATATCGTTATAAAACTTAAATACGTTGTGGTGAACCAATAGAGTGTCTCCTTTTTTTATAGGACCACAATAATTTAAAGGCGTTTCTAATACTGTTGCCTGTCTATTTGAAAACTCTGCATTTTCCTCAGATTCC